CCCGAGGATATCAGGTATGCGTTCGTGAAAGAAGACGATGTTGTGTAATCATAACAGAGCAATGAGACTAGTTGAGATACGTGCGGCGACGGATGATAAACATAAATACACCGCTATTTTTGATGATGATGGAAGATCAATTACAACCCATTTTGGGGCGGCAGGCATGTCTGACTACCTCCATAATAAATCCAAGGAACGCCGCCGTCTCTACTTGGAACGCCACCAGCACCACGAGGACTGGACGGATCCTACCTCCGCAGGGGCACTTTCAAGATACCTCCTTTGGGGACCGACGACCTCCTTCACAAAAAACCTAAAAAAATACCGCCGCCACTTCCAGGTGTAATGTTCTTTTCTTTTGTTTTTTGGTTTGTGGTTTATTGTGTTCTTTGTTTACTTCTTGTTCTTGTTGGACTTCTTCTTCTGCTGCGGCTTTACCAGGATGCTGGTATACTCCTCCTCCTCCTCCTCAGCGGGTGGCGGCGGCTCAGGGTAGGGCTGGCACTTCTCTGGCTTTCCCTTCACGCCCATGCTGGAAAGCACCATCACCGCCTCCAGCATTTGCTCGGGGCTGGAAACCTCCTCCGCCCCGAAGAGGCTGCCTAGGGCTCGGCTCATCCCAGAGTTGTGGAGCATCCGCACCTTGAGCCACTGCTGGGCATCCGGCGGTGCTGCCTTGTATGTCAGCCCCCGCAGCCTTGCCTCGTGGTGGCTGACCTTGCGGATCTCGCCGACCCGCATACCTTTCGTGCTGCCTGTGCGAACCTTTGCCACCCAGAGGTAGTGGTCGTAGCAGTAGTCGTAGATGTTGCCTTCTTCATCTTCCAGCCAGCAGTGGCTGTCTGCGGGATCCTTCATGAAGTCTGCCAGGGTGTGATTCTCCCCGCCGAACTCCCAGAAGCCGTTGAAGGCGACTGAGCCCATGACCTTTTTGAGGTTGAGTGCCTTGAAGATTATGCCCTGGTTGATGTGGGCGTTGAAGTAGCAGTCCCTGATTATGTAGTGCGGTGATGTCGTCATCTTGCCCGTGTATGTTTGCTTCCGTGGCTTCCGTTTTTGGCGGCGGGAGCCTTCAATTTTATAGCCCGGTGGCGTAGGACATCAAAGTCCGTAGTTTGATGTCGTGTGCCGTCGTATAAAAAAGTTGAAACGGTTTTTGCCCTGGTGTCCGGGTTAGAAAACCAAAGACACTATGACACTCAACGACCTTTCCCCCCTGCTCGCACTGGCGGACGGACGGTACACGGTGTACCTTTACAAGCCAAACGGCACGTCACCTTTTGAGGACGGGTCAGGCGTTGGCTACACGGCGTGCGTGAAGGTAGGTGACTACGAAGGAGGTAGCGGAGTGTGCTGCCTGGTTATCCACACAACAAACCAGGCAGTGTTCCTCCAGGTTCAGCACCTGTGCGAAACACGGTGGGGCGACGGCGAAGAGGACGACAGCCAGAACGACGGAAACCTGGACAGGTTCTTCTGGCAGGGATAAACGGGAGGTTTAGGGGCTGAACGATAAACAAAAAAACACAAAACAAAAAAAAAGAGGTGGACACACTTCTTTTTTTTTATTTTTTATGAAAGTCAGTTTGGTTTATTGGCTAAAACCTCCCGTTGGTTCAACGATACTCACTCATGCCGCCGCTGCGGTGGCTGCGGTGTCCGTGACGGCTGCTACGACCACTGCCACGTCCTTCACGTCCCATCTCATCAGCGGCATCGTCAATCTTGCCCGCACCAAGCATGCGTCCCATGTGGGCATCCGATGAGCCAGGACCCATCGGGGCAGAAAGGATATCCTGCTCCGTAAGCACGCCCTTGATGATACGGGATGAGCCCTTGATGGTCTCCATGAAACCGCTATTGACTGCGATGACGTAGAGCTGGATGGCGGACTGATCCGCACCCGTCTGGTTCTGGACGGATAAGTTGAACTGGAGGGAGAAGTTGCCGACGAGCGAAGGTGCCTGTCCAGCCTGGAGAACGATATCACGACCAGGCTTGAGAACCAGCGGACCACCAACGAGCGGGACAAGAGTACCCTTGGGTGTGGTGTAGGCTGTGTTGTTAAGGGCTGCCGTGTTCGCATAGCCACGCCACTGATCCCAGTCCATTTCAAGACCGTTGCGGACTGACATGCGGTAGAGTTGCTCCTGGCTGTGGGATGAAAGAAGACCAGCATAGTTATCAAAGTTCACGCTGATACCCGTGACCGGAAGAACCCAGTCGCACTGCGAAGGGTCAGGGGTCGTGCCACCCGCTGAGGTGGGGTAGGTATTCGGCTTGGCGTAGATGATCAGGAGATCCGGGATCGCAGGGAGCGTGATCGTCTGGGACTGGATCTGCTGGGATGTGATGGAGGACATGTTGGTCTGGAAGGCTGAAACAGTTCCATACGTAACCGTGTTGACGGACTGGGAGATGTAACGGGGGTAGTCCATGTAAGGCACGATGCTCTTCGCAGGGAGCGGGACATCCAGAGACGGCGTAAGGTACTGGACGTTGACGACGCTATTCGCAACAGGGGTCGTGGTGCCCGTGTTGAACTGCTCGTTGCTCGCCGTAAGAACAGTCGTGGATGTGGCGTTACCACCAGCACCCGCAACCTGGCAGAAACGGAGAACACGTCCGCCGCCAATCGGGTTCTGGAAGTTCATCAGCAACTGGATGTTCTGGACACCAAAGAGACCCGTGCTGACCTCGTAATCATCCGCCCAGATGAACGGGCTGATGAGGAGACGCTCCGTGCTCTTGAAGCGGAAGAACAACTTGTAGACTGAGCCTGTGGCATCGGCGGCGTTGTAGACTACCTGTGTGCTGCCGTTGGCGAACGTCACAAGGTCATACGCCACATAGGAGCCACCGCCCTGGGAGGCAGCGGAGACAGCCGTGGTCGTCGCCGTGGTCGGGACAGTGCCAGCGGCGACCGTCCACTGGAAGTCGCCCCAGGCACCGTTGGGCTTCTCATCCACGTTGTAGGCAGCCTCATAGCCGTTGAGCGGTGAATTCTTAACCTGCGGGTACTGGGACTGGATCTTGGCATCCGCAGACTGGGCGACAGGGTAGGCGTTAGGATACTTCTGGTGACGGTCCAACATCGTAGGGCAGGTACGCTGCTTGCGGTGCTTCTTGTAATCCGCAAGACGGAGGAGTTGCGGGAGAACGTCGTTGGTGTTCACCACTGTGGTTGTGTCGTTGATGGTCGCAGACATGGTCGCACAGAGCTGGTGGAGCGGGAACGGAGCAAGGGCACAGTCCTTACCATAGACAACGATCGGGGCACCCACAACAGCGGCGGCACCGCTGAGCGTAACATCAACAGAGCCGTAGATGGTCGCTGACCAGTCAACGGCACGGTCCACGAAGACGGACTCGCTCGGGACGATGATGTTAAAAGTACACTGGGATGAGGTCGCAGTGATTGACCGATACGGCACGTTGGTAAGGGAAAGCGGTCCCTTCTCTACGGCGAACTTGGGCTTCGGCTGGAGGATGCGGGAATCCACGACAGACACCTTCTGGATCTCAGAGGACATTGTGTATACCAGTAGTTCCGTTTATTTTTTAAGAAAAACGACGGGGCTACTTCTTGCGGCGGAACTGGAGACGAACCTGGATACTGGAAAAGTTGTAAAGCCGTAGTGGGATTAGCGTGTTGGTTAGGCGATTACGCCAATTGACCTTGAAATCAATACTCTTAATTTCCGTGTGGCTGGTCCCCAGAGACACCGGGATAAACTCGCCTGTGGTCTCATAGGTTAGGCATCCACGCCAGTCCTCGGCACCTCCACTCGGGTACATACTGTTAAAGTCCAGGAGCACTTGCTGGAAACTGGATGAACCAGCACGGGCGGCACCCGTTGTGCCAGTGCCGCTCGTGACCGGACCGGACACGTATTCATTACGAACAGGAAGCATCGTCGTGGTTAGAACAATTGAATCCACCGGACTCCAGAGACTCGTTGTGCTGAGGAAATCCTGAACGGTCACCCAGTTCAACTTGGCTGTGCCATACGCCAGACCCGTGGTCGGATCAATCATAGACTGGACGTTTGTGCCTGTCTTGTTGCGAACAATGAGCGTATTTTCCGGGAGATAGAGTTGGATAGAACCGCCCGTCGTGCCACCACCCGTCGCCCATGTTGTGGACTGCTGCCCGTAATACTGGGTATCAAAGTTGGTAAGGAGACCATCAAAGTTCAAGTTGTAGCCAACCATCATCCACTCCTGTGTTGATGAGGTCGGGAAGACGTTCGTGCCGCTAGGACCAAGCACCGCATAGGTCGGCGGACCCTGAGGGCAGTTCGCCCACTGCGACGCCGTGTTCCAGGCAGTTCCGAGCGTGTCCGTGTAGAATGCGAACTTCTGCGTGACTTCATCATACTCCACTGTGGGGCAGCGGTTCAGGAGCGTGTAAGAACTCATATTCGTCATCTTGCGGATATTGGTCTGGAGTGTCTGATAAGCAGAGTAGAGTGCGTTATTGACTAGCGTGACCCAGTGATTATAAGAGTAGCAATAATAGTAATCAGACTCACTCTGGACAGGCGTAGCCGTCGCAGGGATCTGTGTGCCCACATCGTAGTTCTCCGGAATCCACTGGATGAATGTCTCGTCACTCTGTCCATACTTCACGGCACTGGCTGTGGCATCCCATACAACAGCACTGAGCGTCACACTATATGCCGTGTTATTCACTGCGGAGCCCTGCTGGATCTGCGGGATAAGAACCGGAAGCGTCTTGCCTCCACCCTGTATCTTACACTTCAGCACACAGCACTCGTAATCGTTCGCATCCTTTAGGATCGGCGTGTCACGGGTGTCTATGTAGGTAGCAATTGGGTCAGGACCAACACCAGCCGTGCTGATGTTGTTGTTGATGATATTCGCCGTGTAATAAATGGTGTCCGCATCGGCACGGGAGTTCGGCAGTAGGGCATACGATGACATTTCTACTTATACCTGCTTTTTTTTGCTAGTCCTAACCCCGCAGATTACTTCCTGATAAGTTTGAAGGTGAAAGCGGAGACCAACTCATCCGGATTTAAACTATACTTTTCGCACTCCGCATCCAACCACGACTTGTATCCACGGATATTCATCGCACGATGGTAGAGCCGGGTTACACAATGCCGCCCACACGTAGAAATGTCCCGTTTATCCTTTTGGAAGTGATAGGGATTAATCACGACCTTATATTTGCTGGCTTTTAGTAGATTAGTTAATGTGGGGTAGTCTTGCTCCAACTCTTCACGCTTGGTTTTGGAAAGCCACTTCCCCTCCTCGTCAGGGCGGTATCCCCCATAGGGATCAAAATATTCAATCACCCCGCCCTTCTTCAACATACACACCCAGTGTCCAGTATGCTCGTTCTCTGTCAGGTAGAGAATTAAACACCTACCGTAAGAGTCAAATGCTTCTTCAATATGCGACATGTCGTTCAAATCGGGATACGAAATAATCTTAAGATCTGGTAGACACTTGCGGATATCACCGTCCGACAGCGGGTACTCAAGGATTTCTTTATCCTCCTGTTCCTCTTTTGCTGTTTGGCTACCACCACGCATACTCATCCTGCTGTGTCTCCCTTCACTGGCGTAGATCGCCCGAAGTTGGCGTTCAGCCATCTCCCTCGTTAAAGGATGATGACTAAACGCTTGACCTGTGTCCTTCTTATACACACGGTAGCCACGCTGCCCCTCCGCATACTTGTAGGGTTTAATCACGTAAGGCATTTCTCTCTGATTAGTAGTAATGAAAACAATCAGGGAAAAGTTCCTCGCCCAGTATAACCTACCCGATACTGGTTTCCTAGATTTGGAACAATTAGCACAGATTACTGGCTTTCCTGTGGAGGCTCTGCGGACTGTGGCACGGCGGGCACGGAAACCGGTTGATCCGTTTGAACCGCCGAAACCGAAGAAGGCTTCGGCGAAGGCGAAACCGGACGCCTTACCTCAGCGACTGGCAATTCCAATGAGGGTATACTCTTTTTTAATGCGAACAAAGCCGGTGTTTGAGAAGTCTGATCGGGACGTGGCGATACAATATGGACTGCTTCTTGATATACCTGAACGTGTGATAGACCATTCATCTCCTCCGGCTTCTCCACATCCTGAACAGAGTCAAACTTACGATGAAACTCAGCCTGAACTTCAGGAGGAATTAATGGAGCAATCTCCTGAAGCCTTTCATACGAGTCCTTGGTATATTTCAGCAGGTCATGAGCAGTCATCCGCTGATCCCGTGGCAGCGACAGTTCAATGCTTAGAAATCGGAACAACCGAGCATATTGGATTGACGCAAGACGATGACCCTCAGCCCGTTTCGCAAGTCCGTAATACGACCCTACCGTGTTTAAAACCGAAACGATCAAGGAGGCGACGCCAAGAGTAAGCGACGCAACACCGGGCATCCCCACGAAGATG